GGTAGCAGTGCACGTGATATTTCTAAGGGTAGGGTCAACGACGCAGTCGATGGCTTAGCTGGAATCTTAAAGAAGATTAAAGATAGCTTTTCTGTTGGTGGCGGTAGTGGTAATTCACCTAATGGCACGATGAGTAAAAATGAATTTGGTAAAGTAGCCCGTCATGCTGCTTCATTGATGCATCAAAAATTATCTGCTCGAGATATTGAGCATTTGTACTGGCAAGCATTTGTTGAGTCTAATGTTAATCCGGCCACTGGTGGTGGATATGACGATCATGATGGTACTGGTCTGCCGTATGGTTTATTCCAATACAAAATTGGGACTTGGAATGCTTGGGCAGTTAATGGCCACAAGAATATTCATTCGGCTCTGGATCAGATTATGGCTGTTTTAAATGATTCTAACTGGCGTAATGACTTTGCTCCGATAGGTGTCCGCCGTGGCTGGGGCCCACGTGGTCATCGAATGATGGCTAATGGTTGCCTAGTAACACAAAATCAGATGGTTGAGATCTCTGAAGGTAACTTGCCTGAAATGGTAGTTCCATTGGATCTATCAAAACGTTCACGAGCATATCAGCTAATGCAACAGTCGTTAGATTATTTTGCTCAAACCGATAACTCTAAACGATCAGATGGAAGCGGTGAATTGGGTAAGGATGTAAAGGAATTATCTGAAACCGTTAAAGATTTGAAAAATTTGGTGGGTATGTTATTAAATGTCAACAGATCACAAATTGAGGTGATCAAAGGTATCAATGGCTATGATAAGACAAAAGTTTATCGGGATATGGCAAGTGATCAAAGATTAGCAAACTATCAACAATTCAATGTTTAGGAGGGAAAAGTTTGAAGATCTATGGTAATCATTTTCGCTATCCTAAGCTTTGGATCAAGCGAGGTAATGAAGATGAAATTGAAATTGAGTCGATCACCCCCAACCTTAAATATTTAGGTGATGATGAAGATCCAATTGTAACTAATACTTATTTGACTAATCTTGGTGGGGATGGAAGCTATCCCACTGAAAGCACGATCGATAAAAATGTGATCAACGCAAGATTTTATTTTAAGTTTGGTGATTGGTGGGACTATAAGCTAGCTAAGCATGATATTTATCGCTATTTTTCCTCAAAAGAAATTTTTAGGATCCGGACTGATGGCGAACCTGGAGTGGTCAAGTATGTTAAAGCAGGTAATTTCACGATCGCACCGATAGAGCAATTTGCACGGACGTCAGTTTTTACGATCCCGTTTGAAAACCCAAGTGGATATAAGTATAGTTTGACGACATCTGATCAACTAATGAACTACGATCAGGAAGCTTGGATGCTTTATGGTGGGAACATCCCAAACGGTGAAAATTTAGATTATCATTTCATCAACAAACAGTCATTTAGAGTGTTTAATGCCAGTGATATCACGATTGATCCATACTTTCAACGACATGAGTTAAACATCATTATGGAACACTTTGGCGATGGCTTTAAGTTGATCAATAACACCACCAAAACAAGCTGGAGTTATAAAGGCCAAATGAACAACACGGATAAGGTGATTTTGCAAGGGATCAATACATTTAAGAATGGTATATTGGACAATAATAATACTGATTTTGGTTATATCACACTGGCAACTGGCTGGAATGAATTTTCAGTAGTCGGAGCTGGTGATCTTGATATAACCTTTTCTTTTCCATTCATTTATTTAGGTTAGGAGGTGTGAAGGGATGGAAATTTTAAATGCGGTAAAAAATAATAAGTTTGTTTACTTTGGTTTTGATCCGCGTGCCGAAAATAAAAATGATCCTTGGAATGCACTTCCTAACCTGAGTGTATCTAATGATGGAGAAAGTTGGGGCAGTGTTGCTAATTTTAGCAAGCTGAAGGGGCTGAGAGACGGCTTTATTTGTCGCGTTGGTGATGTGTACTATATCATTGGTACACTGATGCTTTATAAGACGTCTGATTTCAAGCTGTTTACCGAGCTAGATCTAAGTTTGATCAAAAATGGTCAGTATACTGATATTTGGGCGCCTGAATTCTTTAAAGATAAGAATGATAAATATCACATTATCTATAGTGCCACTTTAAATGGTAAACGTGGTATTTATGTGGCTGATTTTGACCCAGTCACAGATAAAGTATCTAATGCTTATCAACAGGTCAATGTAGACTGCCAGAGTTCTATCGATCCAAACCTTACTTATATGGACGGCAAATATTACTTGTGGCTGTCTAGTGCTAGATTATTTGTTGCAGATAATTATTTGGGCCGTTATACCGAGATCGCTACAAACATTGTCAATGATCCTAAAGCACATTGGTATGAAGCACCTGAAATGTTGATTGCTGGTGACTACTTGTATTTGTATCAGGATAAGATCGACGGACATGTCGATGGCGTGGCTGACTCAGGCTACATGGTATATCGCAAAGCTAAGCGAGTGAACCCACTCATTTGGACTGATGAGCAGGTCGTTAAAAACGATATCAATATGCGGCACGGGAGTTTCTTGTATAATGATACAAAGTTTGTGCGTTATCCAACTTATGAGATGCCCAAAAATGATTTCAAGAAAGTTGTCACGATCAAAGCGCTATCGCTGAAACAAGAACTCCCGCTAAATTGTATTTTGTGGTCGACATTTTCAGTGCAGTGGGCAAAAAATAGCACTTACCAATTGCAATTTACAGCTTTTGATGATGGCGGGCTTGCATTTAATGCATTACTAAGTACTGAAGGTATTATAACTTTTGATGGTCAGCAGTATGTCATTAAGCAAGTTACGCCATCTAATCAAGGTGGGAATTCGCAAGTTCAAGTTACAGCTACACATATCTATAACGATATTGCTAGAGTTCGTCAATACAACATTAAAGAAGGTACTTTGACATATTTACCGCAAGACATCCTAGAGTTTTATTTGGGATCACAAAATAAGGATAATGTTGGTTATACTTATTCTGTTTATGGCGATTTTGATAAGCAGCAAATCCAAAATTTAGGCGATACTAGTGGAAAAGATATGATCAGTAAGATCTTAAGCACTTGGCCATCTGCGATCGTTTATCCAAATAATAAAAACATCGGTGTCTACAGTGCACAAGCTTTTGAAAAAAACTTCGGTCAACGTATCGATTACCGAAATAATGCGCAAGGCATTAGTATGACGATCGATAGTACAAACATCACTAATAAAGTTAAATGTTTTGGTAAACAAAAAGAAAATAGTACGGATAATAACAAGGTGGAATATTATTTTCCGCCTTTTTTCGTTGAGGATAGTAAATCGATTGAAGTTTGGGGCGTTCATCCGATGGAAAATATTTCAGATGAACGTTTTACCGATCAAGAAAACATGCACAAATATGCACGCTCACAATTACAAGTTGAACCAGTTGTGAGTCTTGAAGTCACAGCTAACGAAAATTTTAAGCCGATTCCGGGAGAAAAACGTCATCTAACGATTAAAGATATTGGTTTTGAAACTGATGTAACACTGATCGGTTACACTTGGTATCCGTACAATCTGGATCAAGCAACGGTGCTACAGTATGAAAACTTACCAGCAAGTATCTTAAATTCGCAATCATTACTGAATAATCGGATCAATGACATCAGCAATTTGGCACAAAAAGCATTGAATAAGGCTTTTACAGCCACGACTACGTATTATTCAAGGGATGATCCAACCAAATACAATATGGTCAGAGTTGGAGATATTTGGGTAAGACCATTAGAGGAGGCAGTAAATGGAAAAACAAGTCAATAAATTTATTCAGCCTGACCCTCAAGCAATGGATAAAGTTCCGGCCCAAATGATGATTTATGATGGTCAAGCATGGCTTGAGATCAGTAATCAACAAACAATCAATGAATTTGGTCAGATCACCACAGATCTACGAAAAGATGCAGATGAAACGATGCTGTATGTTCAAAAAGTTGAAGATGATTTCAAGCGTGCCGGCGAGGATATTTTAAATGAGATCGATCGTGAGACGACCCGGCTAGATAAATCAATCGCAGATGCCAAGCTAGATACTAAAAATGTTGATCAACGTGTAACTGATATCAACAGCCGA